AATGTTAAAATTAAACCCTATCAATAGATTAAAACCAATTGAACTAGGTATCCAAAAAGGCTCAAAAGAAAAAATGGAAGTAGCAGTAAAAAATTTAGATTCTAAAATAAAAGATCTAAGAGTAAAATTTAGAGAAGACAGTGATCTTGCTCAACATTTAACTGATTCTGAATATTATCTTAAAGGTATTAAAGAAGGTAGTTTAGAGAAAGCTGCGTTTGAGAATTTAAGAACAACATTAAAACTTGCTAAGGCTAGACCTAATATTAATGCAACAGATAAAACTGCTTTAAATAAATTAGAAGCTGACTTAACTAATGCTGCTGGGCCACTTAGAAATGTAAAAACTAAATATGCGAATGAAACTAATTATACCTTACAAGGAGGTAAAGACTACAGAGAAACTATTTTTACTTTACCTGAAGATATTGCAACTAATACTTCTTTAAGAAATAGAGGGGGTCACTTTACAGAAACTATTGGTGATACTAACAATATTTATCACATTAGATACGACACAAGATTCACACCTGAAGGTAAAAAGGTATTTATGATTAATGAAATACAATCTGATGTAAACCAAAGTATTGCAAAAGCTTTGACTAAAGCTGAACAATTAGGTGGAGTAAACAGACTAAACCCATTTAATGCGGAACTAGAATTAAATCTTTTAATTAATCAAAGAGGACAAATGTTAAATAATTTAAATAAAGCAATTGATGAACAGAACTTTGGCTCAGTCAATGCTATTAAAAAAAGTTTAGATGATGTTAATAAAAAACTAACAAGACTTTCAACGCAAGATCGAGGTTATGATTCTAAGGTTAAAGATTATTTTCCAATGGTTGAAGCAGATTCTTATGGAGACCATGCAGTTAAATATTTATTACAAAAAGCTGCAAGAGAAAATGTTGATTACGTAGCCGTTGCCCCGTTTGACAAATTAAGTTTTAGACAAGGCTACAAAGCGGGTAATGAAAGATTTTATGGATATGCTAATGGAAAAGGAATTGGTAAAAAGGGTAAAGCAGTATTACCCGATGTAATGGGAAAGATTGCAAGATTTTATAACACAAAAGCAGGATCAACTAAAATATCTTTATCTGACCCAAGTAAACCTTATAAAAAAATAAGAGAGAATACGTTCAATTATCCTGGCAAAGGAGGTAGTAAGGGTAAATCTATAAAAAGCAAATACCATGAAGATGCTAGTGCAACACAAGAAGAAGGTTATAAATTTATAGAAGCTAATAATCCTAACTTGTATTTTGATGCTTTTGCTATTAAGGTCTCACCGTTAATGAGAAATACACAAAAAACTTACAAGTCTAAGGGAGGACTTGTGGTGGATATATTTAAACCAATAAGGTACAATTAATCATGGCTGTTGAAAAAAATAATGAAACTGTAGTTGAAGAAGATAAAGTTGAAGAAACTGTTGTAGAGCAACCTGATGGTTTACCACCAGAAGTAGTTGTTGAAGGCGAAGAGGAAACAATTGAAGAAGAAAATACAGATTTTAATGCAAACCTTGCTGAAAATATGGATGAGAGAACTCTCAAAGATTTGGCAATGGATCTTATTCAAGAATACAAAAAAGATAAAACTTCTAGAAAAGAATGGGAAGATGCTTACATTAAAGGACTTGATCTTTTAGGTACAAGATATCAAGAAACTTCAAGACCATTTAAAGGTGCGTCTTCGGTTACACACCCCTTATTAGCAGAGTCTGTTACACAGTTTCAAGCACAAGCCTATAAAGAATTAGTGCCTTCAGATGGCCCTGTAAGAACACAGACAATAGGTTTACAAACACCTCAAGTAGAAGCACAAGCAGACAGAGTTAAAGATTATATGAATTATCTTCTAATGGAAGAAATGGAAGATTACACAACTGATATGGATCAAATGTTATTTTATTTACCTTTATCAGGATCTACGTTTAAAAAAGTATATTATGATGCAATGCTTCAAAGACCTGTATCAAAATTTATACCTGCTGAAGATTTAGTTGTTCCTTATTTTGCATCTGATTTAAAAGATTGTGAAAGAATAACACACGTAATTAAAATGACTAAAAATGAAGTCATAAAAAAACAAGCAGCTGGTTTTTACAGAGATATAGAACTTATTGAATCAAATTCAGAACCTGATTCTGTTCAAAAAAAATTAAATGAATTAGAAGGAATAAAAGGCACAGGATCAGATTATTTACATACAATTTTAGAAATGCATGTAGATTTAAGTTTAGATGATTTCGATGAAGATTTTGATGATAAAGCTAAGAAAATAAAAATCCCTTACATTGTTACAATCGATGAGGGAGCAGGTGAAGTTTTATCTATTTATAGAAACTATAAACCAAACGATATTTCTTACCAAAGAATAGAATATTTTGTTCATTACAAATTTCTGCCTGGTCTTGGTTTCTATGGTTTTGGTTTAACTCATATGATCGGTGGATTATCTTTAGCTGCAACACAATCATTAAGACAATTAATTGATGCAGGAACTTTAAAAAATTTACCAGCAGGATTTAAGTCTAGAGGTATTAGAGTCAGAGATGATGACCAGCCAATTCAACCAGGAGAGTTTAGAGATGTAGATGCACCTGGTGGAAATATAAGAGATCAATTTTTTAATTTACCTTTTACAGAGCCTTCAACAACTTTATACAATCTTTTAGGCTTTGTTGTACAAGCTGGACAAAAATTTGCTGGAACTACTGATTCAAATATTGGTAATGATGTGCAAAATAGAGCTGTTGGAACAACTATGGCTCTTATGGAGAGAGGTTCTAGAGTAATGTCAGGTGTTCATAAAAGATGTTACTATGCAATGCGGTTAGAATTTAAAATTTTAGCAAGAATTTGTGGAGAAAGTTTGCCTGAAGCCTATCCATATGACGTTTATGGTGGACCAAGAGAAATAAAATCTGCTGATTTTGATAACAGAGTAGATATTTTACCTGTTGCTGACCCAAATATTATGTCTATGGCACAAAGAGTGACTTTAGCACAATCACAATTACAAATAGCACAGTCAAATCCACAAATGCACAACTTACATGAAGCGTACAGACGTGTTTATGAGGCGTTGGGCACAAAACAAATTGAAGGATTGTTAAAACCTGCACCAAAACAACCGGAGCCATTAGATCCTGCTAAAGAAAATGCACGTGCATTGCAGATGAAACTACTAGTGGCGTTTGAATTTCAAGATCATGATGCACATATTGCTGCGCATATGGCTTTTATGGCTACAAGAATGGTTCAAATAAATCCACAAGTATATGCTTTACTGCAATCTCACATTTCAGACCACATTTCTTTCAAAGCAAAAGCTGAAGTAAAAGAAATTTTAATGCAAGATCAACAAATGATTGCAATGTCACAACAAGATCCACAACAATTTCAAATAATGTTTGAAGCTGAAGTAGCAAAAGTTGCTGCAAGGATAACTCAAGAGCTTGCACAAACTGAAATGCAGGCAAATGCTGCAAAACAAGATCCATTAATTAAAATTAAACAACAAGAAGTTGATTTAAGAGCTATGGATTTACAAAGAAAAGCAGAAGAAACAAAATTCAGAGCAGAACAAGAAAATGTAAGAGCTGCTGCACGTCTTGATTACGATTATGATAAACTTATGCAACAAGATGAACAATCTGACGAAAGATTGAACATAGCGAGAGAAAAACTTGAGAAGAAATAATGAAAAAGGTCTAAGTGGAGGAGTAAGATCTGGGCCACCGCCTAAGAAAGGACCAAATCCACAAGGAATAAAAATTGTTAGGTCTAAGCATGATAGTAAGTTCCTACGAAAGGCTTCCAGAGGAAAGTAAATTAATTTTTCTAGCTGGAATATTTGATGGAGAAGGCAGTTTTGGCATTTGGTCAAAGGGAAAAGGAAGAAAAAAAGAATTTGCCTGTACTATTGAGATGTCAGATTACGATACACTACGAAAATTTGTAGATATGTTTGGTGGTCAATTATTTTCCTGTAAAAAACGCAAAGAATTTCATAGACAAACCTGGAGATGGAGACAAAACGGGTATAGGGCTTTTCAAATTATTGATAAAATGATAGACTTCATGTGTATTAGAAGACAGGAGAAATACAATGTGGTTAGGCGCGATAAAATTGGCGGCACAAGCAGGTACGCACATCTTCAAAAAACGTCAAGAGACGAAAATGTTGATGGCGGATGCACAAAT